ACCTCGATAACGACGCGGCGATTGAGCAGTACGCGGACATGGTTGGCGCTCCTCCGTCGATCATGAAGGATCAAGACAAGGTCCAGGCTCTTCGCGACCAGCGGAACAAGCAGCAGCAAGCCGCGCAGAATGCGGAACTGGCAAGCAAGATGGCCCCCGCCATGAACCAGGGCGCGCAAGCCGCTCAGGTGCTTGCCGACGCGAACAACAACCCGACGGGCGGCAACCTGCTCTCACAGCTTGGCATAGGTGGATAATGCACACGACTGAACACGACGTGGCGGCGGTAGCTCATAAGGTTGCCGCTGACCAGCTTGAACAGGCCGTGCGCCTGACGTTCGCCAGCGAGGCCGGCAAGCGCGTCCTTTACTGGATACTGGAGCAAGCCGGCATCTATGGCGAGGCGTTTACGGGCGAGAACAACGCCACGAATTACCGCCTGGGAAGTCAGCTTGTAGGCCGCCGCGTGATTGGCCTTCTCGATAGCGTGGACCCCCGTTTTTATCCTCAACTGTTGCTCTCTATCGGTGACCTTCGGGACCGCGACGCGGCCCTGATTGAAACCCTGACGAAACAACCCGAAACGGAAGATAGCGCAGATGAAGCGTAGCCTTTTCCCCATGCCAGTTTTCAACGTCGCTGATGCGTCTGGCGGCGCTGGCGATCCCCCGGCCGCCGTCGAACCGGCCTCGATCCTGTTCCCGAACGAAAGCCAGACTTCGACCCCTGCCGGGGAAGGCACCACTACCGAATCCGGCAATACCGAAGAGATCGGCGCTACAACCACGACTGACGACAAGGGCGGCGACTGGAAGGAATACCAGAACGACGCCACCAAGACGCCGGAAGAGAACGCGACCGCGAAGGCCGCTCACGACGCCACCAAGCCGGCAGACGATACCGATCCGGCCAACGTGGTCCCGGAAGACGGCAAGTACACGATTGCCGTTCCCGAGGGCTTTGTCGTTGACCAAAAGCTCGTTGACGCCCTCGGCCCTGAGTTCAAGGAAATGGGGCTCACCCAGGGACAGGCGCAGAAGCTCGCCGACAAGTTCATGACCGTGAAGGCGGATGAAGCCAAGGCGCAGCAGACGGCTTGGACAAAGACCGTTTCGCAGTGGGCCGACGACGCAAAGGCTGATGCCGACATGGGCGGCGACAAGTGGGACGGCACGGTTTCCAAGGCCGTCAAGGCAATGGACGCGCTCGGTACGCCCGCTCTCAAGAAATATTTGGACGCGAGTGGTGGCGGCAACCATCCGGAGATTATTCGGGTCTTCGCCAAGGTCGGCGACATGATTTCCGAGGATTCCCCGCCGAACAACGGCGCGGGCGGTTCGGGGAAGCCGGCTGATCCTTCCCACCTGTTGTTCCCGAACGACGCACCGAAAGGCAAGTAAATGACTACCATCGGAAATTCCTTCCCGTCCCTTATCGACATGTACAAGGGCACGCCCGAAGGCGCTGTAATCGAAATCCTCAAGAAGCAGAACCCTGTTCTTGATGACGCCATGGCAACCGAGTGCAACATGCAGGCGATCCACCGTCACATGATCCGCACCGGCCTGCCGTCCGTCTCCTGGGGCCGCCTCTATCAGGGCGTCCAGCAGTCCAAGTCCACCATGCAGCAGGTTGACGATACGACCGGCTTTCTTGAAGCCCGTTCGGAAATCGATACGCGCATTCTGGCCCTCGCTCCCGATCCGGCCAAGGCTCGACTGGTTGACAGCGCGCCGTTCCTCGAAAGCATGTCGCAGGAAGTCGCAACCGGCATCTTCTACCACGACACCGCGACCACGCCCGAGAAGTTCAAGGGCCTGTCCGCGCGTTACTCGCAGGTAGGCGGCGGCGGCGCGGGAACCCAGGTCATCGACGGCGGCGGTACTGGCAACGCCAACACGTCCATTTGGTTCGTGTGCTGGGGCGACCACGCAACCACGCTGCTCTATCCGGCCGGCACCAAGGCCGGCGTGACCATCGCCGACAAGGGCGAGGAGCCGGTCAAGGACGCGAACGGCGGCACCTACTACGCCAAGGTTACCATGTTTAACCAGCATGTCGGCCTCGCCGTGAAGGACTGGCGCTATAACGCCCGTATCGCCAACATCGACCACGCCGCCCTCATGGCCGGAACCGTCGATCTATGGGCGCTGATGCGTAAGGCTTACTACCGCCTCCAGTCGCGCCGCATGGACGCACAGACTTCGCGTATCGCGATCTATGCGAACAAGGACGTTCTTGAAGTCCTGGACGCACAGTCGAGCGACCGCGCGCTTACCTCGAACATCCCGAACTATACGGCGCTCAAGCCGGCGAACATCGAAGGCGCGGACGTTCTGACTTACCGCTCCTTCCCGATCCGAGAGACTGACGCGCTCCTCAACACTGAGGCAAACGTACCCGTTCTTTCTTCGTGACTATAGTGTTGCGATTTGCGCATTCAGCAACACGCAATATGTAGAAAGCACAACAGAGAGGGCCGCTTCGGCGGCCTCTCACACCACTCCGATTTGCCGCAAAGAAAGGCATAGACAATGATTTTTGACGCATCGCTCCAGCTTTCGAACGCCCAGGCGATCACGGTTTCCGCGCCGTCCACGAACACGCTTGACCTCGGCGCGACTGGCACGCCCATGTTTACCTCTGTCGCTATCGTCCGCGACATCGGCAAGGGCGAGCAAATCCCGCTGCTCATGCAGGTTGTCCAGGCGTTCGCCGCCGCTGGCGCTGCAACGCTCCAGGTCGCTATCTCAACCGATACCGATCCGGCGTTCCCGTCGCCCGTTCAGCAGTGGCTTTCTCCGGTCATGCAGCTTGCAGACCTCAAGCCGGGCAAGAAGCTGAATATCGATTACATCCCGCGCGGCGTGAACGAACGCTATATGCGTATAGACTACATCGTTGCTTCCGGCCCGTTCACGGCTGGCGCGATGACGGCCGGCGTTACCATGGGAAACCAGACCAATGACTAACGTTATCGCGAAGGCAAAAGGCTACTATGCCGGCGTCATCCGCGAGGCCGGCGAAACTTTCCATTGGGCCTTGGAGGAGGGCGAAAAGCTCCCTTCCTGGGTCGAGGAAGAGGCGGCGCTCCTGGCAAAGCGGATGCACCTTCGCGCCGCTGCCCCGGTAGCTGAAACCATCGTTGTCCAGGGCGTTGACCGTGGCACGACTGGCGAGGCCGTCAATGAGGCTCTTGGCGCTGGCGCTGCCGACTGGCTCCCGCCTGGGACTGTTGCGCCGGCCCCGACGCCTTCGGCTCCTGCCGGGGAACCTGCGCCGGCCGCCGCTCCTGTGCCCGCTCCGGAAGCTGCCCCGGCAGTTGCCAAGGGCAAGTAAGCGGGAACGCTCCGAACGATTTAAAGGCGGCTCTGGTCGCCTTTTTTTCTATCCTCAATCGGGATTGCCGACATGAAAATGACCAGCCTGAAACAGTCCTACAAGGATTGGAATGAGCCGTCCTATCCGGCCGACAAAGACGAATATTACCCCTGCCTCTACCTGGACGAAAAGAGCCTAGATCAGATGGGCGTGAAGTCGCCCGAGGTAGGCAGCGAAATGAAAATGCTCTGCACGGTTCGCGTCTCGTCGTTCACGGCCAACGCGAACGGCAGCAAATCCATGTCTCTCGAAATTATCGAGGCCGCCTTTGAGCCCGAGAAGACGGACGCGGCAAAGACGATCTTTCCGAACGGGTGAACTATGTCGATACTCTTTGACATGCAGCGGCGTCTAGGCGTCGTGTTCGTTCCTGATGGGACGATCCTTTACAATAACAAGCCGGTTATCGGGATCGCTCCAGGCTTTGCCGGCGTTCCGATGGCGAACAACATGCTTGTGCGCGGTGTCGATGTCGTCGCCGGTCCTGGCATCTACAATGAAATGCCGGTTCGTGGCGCTGTGCTGATCACTGACGGGCGTTTGCTCTACAATAACCAGCGGGTTATCCCGACCGATTACCTTGCTGTAGACCTTCTGCAGTCGATATTGTCACCGAACGGTGAAGACTACGCCTATTTCGATTTCGGCACGCAAGACAGGCTCGTGCGCAGTTCGACCGCAAACACCTTGGTAACCGTGCCCGTTGATGCGACCGGCGAGGCCGTCGCGTTGGTGGTCGACCGTTCTAAGCAGGGATCGCGATCCCTTGCCGATGTCATGGCGTCGGAACCGAACGTATATGACAAGAGCGCCGCCGTCCTGACGCAAGGCTCTGGCCGAACTGTCTCGGTAGGGTCTGATGGATCGATTCAATTCACTGGATCGGGCGGCAATGCTATTGCCAACATTCCATTCCCTACGGCAATAGGAAGCAGCTATATCGTTGTCTACGACAAGGACAATTCTGCCGGCCTGAATGCTAGCCTTGGCTCCGCACCGGGCGGCGGTTCGATTGGCTCGTTCGTCCCACCTGTCGGGGTAAGCACCGCGTTTTTCACGGCAACATCAGCGACGACCTATCTATCGTTTAGCTCAAACAGTGGCGGCGCATGCTCAATCAGCGGCCTATCAATCCAGCAAGTCCCCGCGCACCTCGCGGCGCAAGGGCCGGTTAGCGCGTCAAGGCCGACTTGGCAGGGTCCAGGTGTCCTATTTGACGGGACTGACGACTATCTTACCCCAGATTGGAAAGCCAAGGCTGGCGGCAACTGCATCATCTTTCATGCCGACGTTCCCGCGTCCATGGCGGCGGCGCAGCTTGTTTCGTCTATCTTCAGTTCAAGCGCTAATTTCGGCATTGGTTTCCAGCCTACAGGGCAGCTAATCGGCCAACTCGGGACGGCTAGCGGGTCGGCGATCTTCGACGGTACAGGGGCAGACAACCGGGGTAAGACCGTCGTCGGCGCGCTGGTTGCTGACGGAACGACGGTCAGGCTGCATCTTAATGGCGCGCTCGTATTCACTGGCGCGCAGAGTGGGAATCCAAGCACGTCCTTATCCCCGCTTATTGGCGCAAGCGTTGCAAATGGCTCGCCTGGGAGCTTCTTCGGAGGCGTCATCCGTAGAATTGCCTATGGGCAAGTAGCGCCGAAGACCGCGCAGATAGTTTCACTAAGTCAAAAATGGGCTTCATCATAAAGAAAGGTACGCCAAATGACACAGACTGTTGCAATGCTTGTGACTGCGGAAACAAAGACGCAAGTTGAAAACGATATCAACGCATTGACGCCAGAATATACTATCGGATTTCTTCGGAAGGTCGCGGCGACTGACCCAAACATGCTGCCGGATCAGACGCCGACATACTGGTATTTGAACGGGCAAAGCGTGCCTGACGACACTGCCGGGAAGTGGGCGGCATACGCTGAAACCGCTCCCGGTCTCATGATGTTTTCCGCCGTCAACGCGGTCAATCCTCTCGGATGGGCGATTACAAACCTCGCCTCTCAGGGGCTCCAGTTCGTGCCCGATGAAGTCTAACGCCGGCCCGTTCCGAAGGGCAGGCCGTTAACGGCCATGAGGCGTTCGTAATAATCCTCTGCCATAGCCGCCGCCTTTCGAGGCGTCGGCTCGTATCCCTGGTGTGGAGTGAGGCGGGCTGCGATGCGGTCGGGTCCGTGCCCCGACCATTGCCATTTGCCTTTCATGGGGCCATTGGCCTCGAATCTGATCCGGCCAACGCGCGTTTCACCATCCCAACCGCAGAAATCAGTTTCCCAACTGTCCCTGTCGCCCTCATCTGGCCACGTCTTGCGCCATCGGTAATTTAGACTTGCTTCAGCCATCGCCAACATTCTGAGAACGAAATGAGAACATAACGCGCTTTTGGCGCGGCGTCATCGTGCAAACTTGTTCCGGTTTCGGGCAACGGTGTTCCGAGCGCGGCCGGTTCAGCCTGACAACTATCGGCACCTATCCGTGATCCAACTCGAAAGGTTGGCTCATGGCTTCGGTAGTCTCTATCTGCAATCTCGCGCTTTCCAATCTCGGAAAGCAGAACATTCAATCGCTCACTGAGGCCAGCGCGGAAGCTCGCGCCTGCAACCAGTTTTACGAGCAGACCCGCGATACCATCCTTCAAGATTATCCGTGGACGTTCGCCGGCAAAACCGCCGCAATGGCCCAGGTAACGAATGACAAGCCGGGGGCCTGGCAGTTCGCCTATTCCAAGCCTAACGACTGCCTAAAGGTCCGCTGGATACGGCCGAACTACCAAGCCCCACCCACTGGCGGCGTCTACTTGGCCGATACGGAAGCCCGCGAGATCACGCACCCGTACACGCTTGAGGGCTCGAACCTTTATTGCAACCTCTCGCCGGCATTGCTCCGCTACACATGGCGGCTGACTGATCCCACGGCTTTCTCAGGGCTCTTCATCGACGCCCTGGCGTGGCACCTGACCGCGCGCCTTGCGATGCCGTTGACGCGCGATCCGAAGCAGCGCGCCGACGCTCTCAACATTGCTGTGCAGGCCGTCGCGACCGCGCAAGAGGCCGACAGCAACCAAGAGCGCAGCACGTCGGATTTTACCTCTGATTTCCTGAAAGCTCGCCTTGGCTTCCATGACGGGTTCCATGACGGGGCCTATGACTGGAGGCGCGCATAATGGCTGACTTGCGCGCCTATCAGCCGTCGTTTGTCGCGGGCGAGCTTGCCCCGGCCCTGTGGGGCCGCGTTGACATCGCGAAATATGGTTCCGGTCTACAGACCGCATTGAACCTG